TATTTTTTCACTCTTCACAGAACGTTGCTCCTTATGTTGTTGTTCGTGAGGTTTCTGCTTGATAAGATCCGCCTTGAAGTCATTCATCAGCGTTGTTATAACCTTGATGCTCGTGCTATTCGTTTACGGCTTAAGAATGTTCATAGTGACACTTGTTGCTTGTTCTTTTGCAAAGAGACTTTCCTCTGGTTTTGTGGGGAAAATTATTTTCGATTTTGTGAAGGTAAATCTTATCTTTGCTTTGGTGCGAATGACGATGTTTCTGTCGAACATAAAAGTTCTTCTATCATTCCACTTCTCGCTTCTTCTATTGTTACCCTTGCTTCAGTTGCCATCGTTTCTTATGCTTCTTTTGAACTTTCCAAGACTCTTGTTGCTGCTGCTAAGAAAGCTTGTTCTTATGTTGGCGCATTCTTTACCATAGGTGACAAAACTTTTTCTTATGATGCAGATAACGATGTTTATGAAGCTGTTCCTCAAGGTCCTCAAATTATCACTCGTGGTGGTCGTCGTTTCGTTATGGTTCGTCAGCGAACTGGTGCTTTCCGACTTTATCCTGAAGAGTCTTGGGTTGCTCAGAGTCCTGATGATAATCGCTTTATTAAGAAATTTTCAGAAAATAAGCGTTTTAACGATCAATTTCCTTTGATTACCTCTAATCTTTGGGCTGCTGTTCGTTCTGATGGCAAATTGATGGGCACTGTCCTTGCTTTAAATGAAACGTCAGCTATGTGTCCTTTGCATGTTGCTTTATCCATTGCTAATAAAGGTTGTTCCCTTAAGAAGGATAACATCGTTTTACCTGTTACGCCTAACATTGATACCGAATCTTCGTATGTAATTGAAGCTGTTGGTGAAGATCTTGCATGTATTCATTTTTTGAATGAGAGGTTCCCAAAGTTTCGCTTACCAAGCGCTAGAGATATGTTTAAGAAATTCTCTTGTGTTGTTGGTCCTGTTCCCGCCACTTGTTGGTCTGTTTTTTGTTGTCGTGTTGCTGATGGCTCATTGCAAGTCGATGATTGTTCTATTTCTCTCGCGTCTGATTCCACTGATTATGTTCATGGTGGTCGTGAGTTTAGTGTTCCTAAAAACTCTTGCCGTACCTCTTCTTTTAATGGCTTTTC